TTGCAGATCGTCGCGGCTGCGGCGGCCATGGGGGTGGTGTGATGGCACGACGCACATACACGACCGTGGACGACGAGCCCGCCACGATCGACGGCAACGTGATCGCCGAGCACCTGGACGCCATTGGACGGCCACGCATGGCGGACTTCGTCCGCTGGATGGCGACCATGACGCGAGACGCCGGTCGGCGTGAACGGGAGTTGCGTGACGCCTACGCCGGGCTGCTCGAGCGGCTGCACCGCCACGAGCCGCCGGCACCGGCGTATCGGCCACCGGACTTCACACCACCACCGGAGGCGTCGGACTGATCTCGCTGGCCCCCAGTGGCCTTAGCGGATGACGCCGTTCGTCCGCATCTGGCGCCTAGCGGCGTGGTGGCGGGTAACTGCCGCTGCTGCGGCTTGACTCCACAAGTGACGCAGTCGGATGCCCCACGACACGGGGCCAAAACACGAAAGGATTCGGATGAGACCGCACTACATCACGCCGCCGCCGGAAGAAGTGCTGCCGCTGTTCGCACAGCCGGCGGCACGACGCACGGATCCCGAGACGTCGCACCAGGCGGCCAAAAGGATGCGGCCCAATGCAGCACGACAGAAGGAACTGATTCTCGTTGTGCTGCGTGATGGACCGGCTGGAGTTACAGAGATCGCGTCGCGGATCGGGACGCTGAACTCTCACGAGGTTGGCAAGAGAGTTTCTGAACTCGATGCCGACAGCAGGATCACGCAGACAGGGCGGATGGTGCGTAACGCTAAGGGAAACCTTGAGCGTGAGTGGCAACTCACGGCGTGTTCGTCTCGCTAGAGGCGGCGCCACGGATGGTGAAAGGATGCGAAAGGAAAAGGAGTATTGCATGCGGAAGACGCAACCAAGCAGACAGGCTCTTGAGAGTGGGCTAGAAGACTTGTTTGTGTTTTGCATCTTGAGCGATGAGGACAATAGAGGCGGGTCTTCATGGTTTACTAAAGACAAGGTTTGCCCAAGAGACTTTCCTGAGGCAGAGGCGTTTTTTTGCGTTGACGACTCTAGGTATGTCGGCATTGCGAAAAACGAGCAGTCAGTTTCGTATTTTCGTGACGTCGCGCCTCATGACGTTCCGCGATTTGACGCCTCCTCTGTTAAGTCATTTCAAGGCGAAGACGGCACGAACTACATCGAGTTCTACAGGCTTCACAGCGAGCCACTGCGGGCAGCTCGCGGCCACAAACTTTTTTCGCCTCATGTCGCGTCACTTTATTCATGCTGGCTCAATGCAGACCAAGGAAAATATCACGGCCGCAGAGTGCTAGTGAACAAGGCTGGATCTGACTGGGTGCCGGTTGGAGCGTGCGGTGAATACGATCGTTTCACGAAAGACAAAACGCTCTCAGGTCAGTTCACCACATGGATTTGCGAGGACGATTCGCAGATCACTGACACATGTCAAGTTCTTCTTGGCCTTGCTTTTACTCGCGACGTGACTTGGCGTGTTGTTTTCAAGGGTCCGTCTGGCATTTCAGTGTCTATTTCGACTGACACGGCAGGAGCTATGGCTGCGTTTAAAAACCGGCAGCCTAACGCGACAACTGGCAGGCGAGATGCTCTTCGGCATTGGGTCAGGCAGCATTACCGGACAAAGGCCGCAGACGAGGGAGAAGAGCCGCAAAGGGTGATAGTGCGTGAGCACCTGCGTGGCAGAACTCCTTTTCGGTGGTTTGGCCTTGATTGCGAGCTTGTCGTCTCTCCATTTGACATGAGGCGAAACGAGAGGTTTAAGGCTGAACGGAAAAGTCTTGTTACAGCGTGACGAACGCCGCCCTCGTGATAGGCACGATGCCGCTTCGACGCGGCGGGGCGGAATTAAGGCAAAGGAGTGCTGGTATGTCAGAGCTAACCGGAGGCTCGTTTTCTACAGAAGAAGAAACGAAGGCATACTTGGATGGCTTATTGAAAACAGCAGAAGACTTGTTTGCAGTGGAGAAAGAGGTTGCTGGCGTATTCCAGTCTCTCCACGTAAAGAAGGGCGTTTTTATTGACTACATACTGTGGCCAAAGCGCAAGCTAATCGACCGTGGATGGTCGTGTGGCGTTATCGGGATAGAGGCGAAGAAATCAGGCCATCCCGCTGGCCCTCTTGTCGCCCAGGCTGAGGATTACATGCAGTCCGTCTGGACGTTCCGGACAGGCGTCTCTGTAGTCTTGAATTCGATTTACCTTTTCCCAGCGTTTCCATGCTACGGAGTGTGTGCGTCAATTTTGGCGCAGAGGCGGATTGGTTTTGTGTGCGACTACGACAACAGGCTTGGACTTTCCTTGAATCACACGACATTACTTCGCCATGCCTATGACGGCGATGTTGTCGTTGGCACTGCAAGTAACTTGCGGTGCGGAATGAAAGCAGGGAGCCGCTAATGGACGCTCTATCGCAGTGCATTGATTTCCTTGGCGCGATCTTCGAGCCCGAGGACATCATTGAGTACCGGCCGCTCCCGCCTTCGGCTGGCCGTCGCTGGTCGCCGCTCACGGAGCTGCCGGACATCGTCGACTGGCTCGAGCGGATCAACCGCGACGAGAACCAGCGAGTCCACGCATACTTCGGGGCAAACCCGAGGAAGACCAAGAACGCTTCCCAAGCCGAAGGCGTAGCCCTGGCCCGGTGCGTGTTCGCTGACTTCGACGGAGGGGTCGTTGTCGAGGACGCGTTGGCTCGCGTTCGAGCGGCTGGCTTTCCGATGCCGACTGCGATCATCGAGAGCGGCGGCGGCGTCCATTGCTGGTGGCGGCTGACTGACCCGATGTATGACGCCGTCGCGTGGCACGAGCGGATGCGGGCGATCTCCTCGGCCTTGGGCTCTGATCAGTCGATCTGCGATTGGCCGCGGATCATGCGGCTGCCTGGGTTCGTCAACTGGAAGTACGAGCAGACGCCACGGGCGCACCTTTGGGACTGCGATCCTACGCGGATCTATTCGCTCGACGTCTTCAACAAGCAAGCCGTTCAGTCGATCGTCGTCAAACCCAAGAGTATGAGCGATCTGACTCGCCGGTTCTTGGAAGAGGGATTCACGCTGGCCGCCGGTAGGCGGCAGACCATGTTCACGGTGGCCTGCGACATGGCTGCCCGCGGATGGGGCGTGGCCGAGGCGACGTCCGCGATCATGGAGCGGATGCGTCGAGTCGGCCTTCGGCAGGACGATCTTGAGGACTGCCCGCGGCAGATATCGAACGCGTGGAAGCGTACGCGGCTGCCGGTGTTGGGCTCTGCGGACGAGGCGGTGCCTGTTGCCGACGCAGCCGACGAGACGCCAACTCCGACACTGATGGACGCCATCGAGGCTTGGCGCAACCAGGAAGAGACGCCGGCGTTACCTACCGGGCTTCCGTGCCTCGACAAGCTGTTTGATGGCGGTCTTCCGCTCGGGCAGATGACTGCGCTGGCGGCGGCCCCTGGCGTGGGCAAGTCGGCGCTGGCGCTGCAACTGGTCGTGCAGTGCCTGTTGCACAACCCGAGCATGGTGGCGGCATGGTGCCTTGGCGAAATGACAAGGCAGGCGCTCGCCGCACGAGCGATCACGAACTACGGCGGGGCCAGCGAGCAACTGACGCTTCAGGACGTCATCAAGAAGAGGCAGCCGAGCACCAGGATCGCCGCAGAGCTCGCCAATGCGATCGGCACGCGACTGAAGATCATCGAGGCGCCGCTCATGATCGACCGGATCGAGCGTGCGGTCGCCAAGGATGGACCGTCACTCCTTGTCGTCGACTACCTCCAGCTTGTTCGGTCGACGCGGCATTTCCAGGACAAAACTGGCGAAATCAACGAGGTGCTGCTGAAACTCCGCGAGATCACGACGGCCCGGAATATTGCCACGCTCTTGGTCACGAACATCGCCAAGGGATGCGATGCCAACACCGAGATCGGCAACATCGGGAAGGGGTCAAATCAGATTGATTTCGACGTCGACAACTTCCTCTTCGGCCACCGGGCCGGTGAGGTTGGCCCCGACGGGGAAATCAAGGTCGAGTGGCGGTGCAAGAAGCTGCGGCAGGGCCAGATGGGCGACGTCGAGCTCTGGTTCCACGGCCGCTACCAGTATTTCGAGGACGCGATCGTCATCCCGGAGTTTTCTGAGTTCTCGTCGTTCGCCCCAGAGAAGCAAGGGGCGACGCCATGACATCCGGCAAGAAGCCATCCCGCAAGGGCGAGCTGCGCCGCCGCTGGCGGCAGATGCTCGAGGACGGGTCGATCGCAAGCCTGCGGAGCGAAGGCCGCCTGGTGGCCCTATTCGTCCTCTACGCGGCCGATTGGTCGACTTGCGAGGTTCGATGCTCCATGCGGCACGTCGCCCGTGTAATCGGCGTACAGGCGACGACGGTACGTCGGGGCATGGCCCAACTGATCGAGGCCGGCGTCGTCGAGCACGCGGGCAGCCCAGGCAAGACGGGCAAGAGTCGTTTTGTGGTCTGTGGGCGCGCACGAGCCGTGCGCGCCCCGGACACGAGTGGTGCGCACCACTGCGCACAAGGTGTGCGCACCCCGGGCACGAGTGGTGCGCAGGGTGGACACGAGCCGTGCGCAGCGCGCGCACCACTCGTGCGCAGGGCGCGCACACTCTGTGCGCGCAATACAGTCTTATCCAGTGGTATTCCAGTGAATACCAGTGGAAATACCAGTGCGGCTACGCCGGACGGCGGTGTTGAACCGCCGTCCGCTCGCCGCCCGCGAGCAAATGATTTTGACGCCCCCCTCGGGGGCGTTGCTCATCCCGTTCCAGACATCGCCGAGGAGGACGCCACATGACCGACATCGCCACCACAGTCACAGCCCGCCAGGCCGAAGTGCTGGCGTTCATCGCCGCCAACTCGGCGTACTACGGGCCGACCGTCCGCGAGATCGCGGCCCAGTTCGGCATCAAGTCGCCGCACGGCGTGACGTGCCATTTGCGAGCCTTGGAGAAAAAGGGGCTCATCCGCCGCACGCCCGGCAAGCATCGCGGGATTGAGCTCACCGAGGCGGCCAAATGAAACACCTCCCCCCACCCCTCGACGTCGTGGCGGCACTGTTTCAGCGGGCGTGGGACGACGACGTCAGCGACGACGACCGGATTCTGCTGGAGGTGGCGGCGTTGACTCTTGAGGCGACGCTTGACCGCTGCCTGAAACTGGCGGCACTGAACGAACGGACGGAGGCGGGGCTATGACCTTCGATCAACTGGTGGCTCTAGCCGCAGGACAACTCATCGCCGCGGGCATGTTCGCTCTCGGCATTGCAGTGGGTGTTTCTCTGACGCGAAAGGATTCGACACATGACGACAGCGACAAGGACGAAGCGGCGCGGTGGCACCGGGTGCACGATTCCCTCAAGTGACTTGAAACGGGCTCTCGCTGCCGTGGCTCCGGCAGTTGCCGCCCGCGGCCCGAATCCAGTTCTCGCGAACGTGCTGTTCAAGGACGGCACGGTCACAGCGACGGATCTGGAGCTTCGCATCGAGGCACCACTGCCCGGTGCCGACGTGACGATGCTCTTGCCGCACGAGCGGCTGACGGCGATCGTCAACGCCGCCGGTGCGGTGGACGACATCGAGATCACCGCCGACGGGACGAAGGCGACGATTCGGGCCGGAAACGGCGAGTGGGTGTTGCCGACCGAAGATCCGCTCGAGTTCCCCGGCCGGGCTGACGTCGAGTCGAAGGCGATCGCCCGGCTGCCGGCGGACCAGTGGCGGACGATGGCGTCGACGGTGCGATTCGCCACGGACAACGAGTCGAGCCGATTCGCCCTCGGTGCTGTGCTGATCGAGTGGAAGTCCGGGACGCTGTCGCTCGTGGCGACTGACGGCCGCCGGCTGGCGATCGCCGAGTGCGAGGTCGATCAGGCCACCGACGACAGCACCACGCTGGCACCACGCCGTGCCGTTGACGTGCTGGTGCGTCTGGCAGCCACCGGCGAGACGGTGCAACTGGAGTCGACGCCGAGCGAGCTCGTAGCGACGGTCGACGACACGAGGATCTACGCCCGGCTGATCGAAGGCCGCTTCCCGAGGTGGCGGGACGTGGACGTGTCGCACAAGGTCTCGCCGACGCTGGCGATCGCCGGTGCCTTGGCTCACGCGTGCTCCATGGCGAGCGTCTGCACGAGCGAGGACAGCAAAGGCACGGACTGGACGTTCACGGCTGACGGCATCGCCATCAGCGGTCGCTCGTCATCGTTCGGCGTGTCGTCGGCAACGTGCGAGATTGTCGAGGCGGGCCATGCGACGACTGTGAAGCTCGTTCCGGTCTTCGTGCTGGAGTGGCTCCGCACGATCGACCAGGCCGAGACTGTCACCATCGAGGCGAAGGACTATCGGTCGGCCGTCGTGTTCAAGGCCGGCGACTGCCGCCAGATCGTGATGCCGATGGCGAAGGAGTGAGTGTGTCGAAGCTCAACTCGTGCCGCTACGACATCGAGTTGCTGCGGAAGCTCTGGGCGGCCGGCGAGACGTGTTCCACGATTGCCGCCGCCTTGGGCTGCTCGCAAAGCTATGTCATGAATGTTCGGCTTAGGTTAAAGCTGCCAGCGAGGAGACGCCAGAAAACGGCTAAAGAACTAACGGCAGACGAAATCTATGCAGCAGCCTATGAGATTCGAAAAAGTCGCAGTCGGCCCGAAGACTGTGACACTGAAGGCTGGACACCGCCGCAATTCCTGGTTCATTCTCGCGTGAGTTGCAGAACTGGGCAAAAGCACGAGCACGCGATTTGGCGTGTTGTTTGACGCCACAAACTGCGCGCACTCCGCGCACGAAAATATCAGCATTTATGTGCGCGGAGTGCGTTAAGTACGCACAAATGAGAAAAAAACGAAAGGGTTCATCGCACTGAGCGCACATAAATCATTGAGTTATGTGCGCTCAGTTCCAGGTCAGGCGTGTGGAAAAAGTGCCGCCCCCCCGGTGTCATATACCGCCGGCATCAGGTGCTATTCGTGGCGTGACGGCGCGTTTGAGCGCGTTGCTTGACACGCCATCTACCGTGACATCCATGCAGCCGCACGGAGCGGCTCGCGTCACGGAGGATGATGCCATGCGTTTGATTCTTGCCCTGCTCCTGCTGTCGTGTGCGTTGCCGACGGCCAGGTCGGAGACCATCTGCATCAACGGCCGCTGCGGCATTCGGCAGCCGAAGGTCGTCGTGCAGAACGTCACGGTCGTCTCGGCCCAAGACCACGCCGATCAGTTGGCAGCCACCAACACGTTCTCGCACTGCGGCCGTCGTGGCGGCGGCTACGAAGGGCTGGGATTCTCGACGGCTGGCCCCGATGCGGCGTGCAGAAACGCATGTTTCTGGGGGCAGCGTCGCGTGCGTGAGATCGGCACCGCATGGTGTCCGGCTCGTCGTGGCTGGGTCGCCGTCGTGCGCTACGAGTGAAGGACAACAGCGTGACCAAGCGTGAGCGGCAACTGAACGATTACAGACGCGAGGTCTACGCCGTGGAGTTTCTCGGTGGCCCTCTGGACGGCGATCTGCGGATCGTCGCCAAGGCCACCGGGATTCTCCACGTCAGGCTCGGCTCGTGCCTGCACGTCTACGAGCGTGGCGAGGTGCACGTCGGCTACGCCGTGCGTGAGGTGTTTCGCTGGGTGAATGTGGTGGGTGCGTGAACACGATCGCCTTCACAGTACCGGGCAATCCAGTACCGCAGCCGCGGGCGAGGATCTCGACGCATGGCGGATTCGCTCGGGCATACGTCCCTTCAAGGCATCCCGTTCATGCGTATCGTGAGGCGATTGCGTTGCACGCAAAGGCCGCAGGATTGCGTCAGACGTCCGATACGCTGCTCGTTGACATCGTGGCAGTGTTTGAGCGTCCGAAGTCACACAGGACGCGTAAAGGGCTCAAGAGCGATGCACCGAAGCTGCCAAGGCCAGACGTTGACAACATCGCGAAGGCCGTGCTCGATGCGTTGGGTGATTCGTTCGACGATACGAACGTGATGCGATTGAGCGTTGCGAAATCTTATGGCGATGAAGCGATGACGATGGTGAGGATCGCTGACGTCGCGCACGAAAATGCCTAGAAAACAAGCGTGAAACGTATGCAATGTGCGCAAAGCACTAGAAAACAAGGCGTTTGGATAGCTGTTGCAAAATGCGGCAACCGCCATGCCCCCACGGCGGTGGGGGCGGGTCCTTGGCGGCCGGGCAGCCGCTCCTAGGCACTGCGATCAGCCCGTTTTGCAGACTGTTTTTGGCCGGAATGCCGGTGGCGATCCGGCCGGTTGACGAGGTGACCATTGGCCCGCTCCCAGGATCGGACGCAACGCGAGGACGCAGCCAGGAAGCGTTACGACCAGGCGAAGGCAGCCGCCGGCGCACGTTCTCGCTCGATCACCAAGACCGCCCGTGACATCGGCGAACTGCCGCCAGTGCAGGACGTCGCCCGCCGCGACGCTTGCCAGCTGGACTTCCGACAGTTCTGCGAGACATACGCCGCGGAATCGTTTCCGCTGGCGTGGTCGCCTGACCATTTGCGGGCGATTGAGCGGATCGAGGCCGCCGTGTTGCGTGGCGAGCTCTATGCCTTCGCAATGCCACGCGGCAGCGGTAAGAGTACGGTGTGTATTTGGGCCTGCATCTGGTCGCTCGTCTACGGCCACCGGCCGTTCGTCATGCTTGTCGGTGCCGACCAGGCGATAGCCTCCCAGATGCTCGACTCTATCAAGGTGCATCTGGAGACCAACGACGGCCTGCTAGATGATTTTCCGGCTGCGTGCTACCCGATCAGAGCACTCGAGCGGATAGCACAGCGGGCGAAGGGCCAGACGTACCAAGGGCAGGCCACGCAGCTTGAGTGGACTGCCGACCAAATCACGCTGCCGTGGATACCTGGAGCGCCGTCGGCCGGCGCAGCCGTGCGTGTTGCCGGCATTACAGGCCGTATCCGTGGAGCGCAGCACATTCGTGCCGACGGCAAAACGCTGCGGCCGTCGCTTGTGCTGATCGACGACCCGCAGACTGACGACTCTGCGAACAGCCCCAGCCAGTGCGACAATCGCGAGCGGATCATCAAGGGGGCGATCCTCGGCCTCGCCGGCCCTGGTGCAAAGATTGCTGGGCTGGCGACCATCACAGTGATCAGGCCAGACGACTTGGCCGACCGTCTGCTCGATCGGGCGAAGCACCCGGCGTGGCAGGGTGAGCGAACAAAGCTCGTCTACGAGTGGCCGACAGCCGAGGATCTCTGGCTTGAGTACGCAGAGATGCGACGCCAGGGACAACGCAGCGGCGAAGGCACCGGAGAGGCCACGGAGTTCTACCGCTCACGGCAGGCCGAGATGGATGCCTGCTCAAAGGTTGCATGGCCGGAACGCAAGAACGAAGACGAGCTGTCGGCCATACAGCACGCTTGGAATCTGCGGATCGACCGCGGCGAAACGGCGTTTGCGGCCGAATACCAGAATCAGCCGCTCGCCGACGACCTGGCAAGCGAGCGGCTCGACAAGCGTGCGCTCGCGGCGAAGGCCGTACCGTTGGAGCGTGGGATTGTGCCGCTTTCTCACCAGACGCTGACGGCTTTCGTCGACGTCCAGCAAAAGGTGCTTTTTTGGCTCGTGGCGTCGTGGAGCGACTCTTTCGGAGGTCATGTGCTCGCTTACGGCGCCTACCCAGACCAGCCGTCGGCGTTCTTTCAAGCAGCAAGCGCGAAGAAGACCTTACAGCGGGCCGCCAAGGTCGGCAGCGATCATGCGGCGTGGCACGCCGGACTGGAGGCAGTCACGCGACTGCTCATGTCTCGCGACTGGAAACGCGAGGACGGCACAGCCATGCGTATCTCGCAGATGCTGATCGACGCCAACTACGGGCAGTCGACCGACACGGTGCGGACGTTCTGCCGCCACTCCCAGTTTGCCAACAACATCCTTCCAAGCCATGGCCGCGGCATCGGGGCCAGCGGCAATCCGATTGCCAAGAAGCGAGGCCGCAGCGACAGGCTGGGGCTCAATTGGCTCGTCGGCCAGGTGAGCGAGGGGCAGCGGTCGGCGACATACGACACAAACTACTGGAAGACGTTTGTGTCGGCGCGGCTGCGACTGGCAGTCGGTGATCTTGAGGCGGTGACGCTGCACCATGGCGAGCACGACCTATTGCTAGAGCATCTGACGAGTGAATATCCGGTGCGAGTTGAGAGCAAGACTCGTGTCGTGGACGAGTGGCGGATTCAGGCGGGCCGCGAGAATCACTGGTGGGACTGCCTCGTCGGTGCGGCAGTAGCGGCGTCGATCGCTGGCGTGCAGCCGACAGCGACAGAGGCGGGCGGCCGGCAGCGGCGCAAGGTCACAATCCCGACCGGCGAAAACGGCCGTAAGGTGATCCAGGTCAAGAGGCTCAAGTGAATATCAGCATCCTCGCTCTCGACGGTCTGGAGCCGCGTGACCTGTTGGCAATCCGGTCTCGGCTCACCCGCCCCGGCAGCGAGTTCTCGTCTGAGGTGGCGGACGTCTTCGCCGGCGAGGCGAGCAGCATCACGCCGATCGCCGTCTGCCATGTCGACGGCGGGCTCGTGGGATGGGCGTGCTCGCACAACTGGCAGGACATGCAGACGCTCGAGCAGTACGTCGACGAGCGGTGGCGGCGTCGCGGTATAGCCTCGGCGCTATCGCAGACGCTCATGGCTCACAGGGCGATCGACAGGGCGAAGCCGCTGGCAGTGTTCAACGAGGCGACCGAGTCGATCGCCAGGCGAATGGGATGCAAAGACGTCCGCCGCTATCGCCGAGAAGGCGACGAGTGGGTGCCGGCCTAACGGCACACCCGGTCACGGTCTCGCTCGCCACTGCGTAGCGTGACCGCATGAGCGAAGAACTGCGCAACAAGTTGGCCGAGGTTGCATCCGGCCCGAAGCGCGTCCGCACGGATGCGGGCGAGGTCGAGGCCCAGGACGTTTCCGCACTCATCGAGGCGGACAAGTACCTCTCGGCCCGCCAGGCGGCCAGCGGCACTGGCAACGTCCGCCGCGGGCTGCGATTCAACAAGCTCATCCCGCCAGGGGCGACGTAGTGGGGCTCTTCGGCAATCTAATGGGCCGTGCGAAGCCGCAGCCGCCGGTGGCGATGCCGGTGCGTGTGCGTGCGAAGTTCGACGCCGCCGAGAGTGGCGACGATCGCCGGCACTGGGCCAACGCCGACGCCTTCGCCGCTGATACCGCACTGTCGCCCGAGAAGCGGCGGGTGCTGCGGAATCGTGCTCGCTACGAGCGGGCCAACAACTCCTATCTCGCCGGCATGTCCGCCACGCTGGCGAACGACCTTGTTGGCACCGGTCCGCGGCTGCAACTGCTGGACGGTGCCGAAGCGGCCCGCGGCGTTGAGCGTGCGTTCTTCAATTGGACCTGGCAGATCGATCTGGCGAGCAAGCTGCGGACGATGCGTGAGGCACTCGTCGTCGACGGCGAAGCCTTCGCCATGATGATCACCAATCCACGGCTGCCGGGTGTGCAACTCGACTTGCGGCTCGTCGAGGCTGAGATGGTTTCGACGCCGGCCAACGTCACGAGCACCGTGACGCCCGACGGGTCGATCGTCGACGGCCTGGAGTTCGACACCGTCGGCAACGTGACCGCCTACCGGGTGCTCTCGTACCACCCCGGCAGCAACTTCCACGTCAACTCGCTCGAGTACCAGCGTGTTCCGGCGGCGCAGATGGTGCATTGGTTCCGGCCGGATAGGCCGGAACC